CTTCTTGATAAAATGTTTCATCTTAAATTTGATAAATTCCTGTATCTTTTCGATATTATATCAAATTTTGAAGACCTTTTGCTTTCGATCCCGGTACATAAGAGAAACCCTCTTTTGTATTCTCTCCTTAATCTTACTACTCATGTTGAATACCTTGATCAAATTCTTTTATATATTGAAGATCTGATTATTAATGTAACTCCTATTGATTATGTTAAGATTAATAACAACGCTCGCACCCTCCGGAACTTACTTCGCACAAATGGAAAAATTGTTCAAGAATTCCTTGACCATGTTAACGACTTTAGACCTAAAGTTAATGTGGAAAAGGGAGAAGAACAAGGACTTTATGATTATGTACCCGGAGCTACTACTGTTGATAACCTTAATAAATGTTTTACTTCTATTGAACAGACCTCTAATGATGTTAAGTGTGCTATTACTGATACTTCCAATTTGCTTAAATCTATGGCCCCAAAGATTGAAGGTGCTGCAGACTCTGCTTCATCAATGCAAGAATTTATTCCTCATTTGATTGAAACTTTGAATGCTATTACCAAATTTACTAATGCCGGAAAAGATACTCTTGGAAAACTCGAAAAACATGCTGATAAACTGGCTAACATTGAATCTTTCTCAGATAAAGTCAAAAATAACTGGCCCGTCATTATTGCTTGTTCAACTGGAATTGCTACCTCCGAATCTATGACTCAATTAATTACTCATGTTGTACCCTTACTTTCTGTTTTAGGTTTAGATACTTCTGTTGTTTCCTATTTTTCTGAATTTTTCAGTTCTAAAGCTAAAGAACAATCTAGTTTTGATAATACTAAGAAATTGATGATTTTCCTTGCCTCATTCTTAGGCAAATATTCTCCCATACCTTTTATTGCTAAATTTACTTCTACTTTGAACTCTACTACTAAAGAAATGGAATCCCTTGATAAACTTGCTGATATCTTAGGAGATGTTCTGTCTGAATTTGGAATTGATGTTTCATCTAAAGCAAAAGCTATTACTGAATTAAGAAATGGAATGATTGAACTTATTGAAAAGACTCCACGATTTGAAGCACTTGTTGCTACTAAATGTGTAGCTTTTGTACGTGATGAAGAATATAAAGATTTTATGAAATGTTATAATCAAATTCAATCTATTAAGAAACAAGTTGATTGTGGTGTGTATGCATCTATTAGAAATTCTAACTTTTGTTCTGATCTTATGCAATTTAATACTCGTTACGTACGTATGAAGGCTGCCATCGATTATGTACGTGCTACTAATGGTCGTCGTCAAGAACCAGTTGCATTTTTGTTTCATGGACTTCCCAAATTGGGTAAAAGTCAATTGTTGTGTCAAATTAAATACCGTATTAGTAAAGTTTACCATGAAGAATATGCTGATAAAGAAGAATATATATTTATGGATGATATTAAAGACTGGACTACTTGGCAACAAAATACTACTGATGATTACCACCAAGGATATAATGGACAAGAA